AATCAAAACAAAATGAAAAAACAACTCCTGATGCTTATGATTTGCGGGGCTTTGTTCTCTGCGTGTCATTCGGTACGAGCGGCCGAGGTTGGCAAAGATCCAACCAAAGTGGAACTCTCCACGGCTTTTGAAAACGCAACGGTGGACCTTACGGTTAGCCAGGTAGTTTTTGAGAATTGCCCCGATCTGTATTTTGCGGAGGTGGCAACCATTACAAAGATTAAAAAGGAAAAAGATCAACCGTTGAACCCCGGAGTGAGCATCTGCGATGAGGATGCCGCCATTCCGATACGCGGGGAGGTGGATAAATCTTTAACCTATTCGAATTATACCGATCCGGCCAGGAGCCATTTTAAATTCAGGAATTGGAACTCCGATAGGTATTGGTGTTAACGTTTTTGGTTTTAATGTGAATGATTGAAAAGCTCCTGGTGGTTCTGGAGCTTTTCGCTTTAATAGAAAATACTAATTTTGTTCAAAACAAATAAAAACTCCTATGAAAACTTTAAAACACTTTCTGGCCTTTCTGAAATACCTCTATACCGCTCACGATAAGCGCGTATGGGTTTGGGTTGTTTTGGCTTTTTCTTTAGTTATCGGAATTGGAGCAATTACCCAGGGAGCCGTATGGTTCGGGGTTGGAGTAATTGTGGTAATGAACGGAATGTTTAAGCTCGGATCCTATATGAATTTTATAGGTAAGGAGTTTTGATTCTCCTGCAGGTTATACTTGCAACCCTGGCGCTGGGGTTGCTTGTATTTATCGAATTCAGAATCGATGGGAAGATTGTCCGCAATCCGGCCGCCTTCAGCGCCTTTTTCATTTGGGCCAAACATTCAATTTACAGCTGCCCCCGATTTATGGTCATCGGGTTGCTCCTCCTTCAATACTTTGATATTTACCCGGCTTGGTTCGCGGCAATAACTATACTTATCTCCGGGCTGGCCGCAGTCTGTTTATTTCGCTTCTGGCACGATTGGTTGTATCAATGGCTAATCCTTACTCGGTACAAAAAAGGCACGTACAATGGCTTTCTAAATTCGTTTGTGGTTGCTTTTTACAGAGACAGCGAAACCCCTATAAAGGATGAGAATTCTTTCTGGGATAAATACCTCCACGATACTTCAAAGAATCGCCTCCTTTGCTTATATTGTTTTTGCGCGCTTACTATAATTCAAATAATAATAATTCAATCCTCCAACTTATGAAAAAAACATCTCTTATTCTTTTCGCTTTGGCCATTACGATTGGCCCGATTGTTTACGCATTATCAACTAAATCCACAACTCAAATGTCCAGAAAATCTTATTCGCTTGCTCCGGGTGTAACAACTAGCGGAGGTACAAAAGTCAGTACCACAACCAAATTCTCCACCACGCCCCAGGTAAAGGCGATTTATATGAATAAGGAGGATTCCGAACATTTGATAATTGGGGATTTAACCCGGGAGAATCAAATGGTTAATTTCCTTTTGCTCCACCACTTCAACGTGGTTTATATGTACGATCTATCCACTACGCTTGCAACATCGCAAGGGAGGCAAAATTGTGCTGCCTTTATTGAGCGTTTGAGCAGCCACGGAATTAAGGCCATTGGGGTTGGGGGAAGCATTAACACGATCTCTTCTCTTTCGGATTCATTCCCGGCCAGCCGCGCGCGTTATAATAACCAGATGACGGGCGAAGCCCGTCCCGCGGCAAAATTTTCCGGTTTCAACCTCGAGCGGGAGGCTTGGCGATATCCAGCAACCAGCACCACAACCTGGGCGGATTGGCAAAATATCGTATTAACGGTTAAGCAGTACACCGGACCGAACGGGATAACATTCGATGCCTATATTGGAAATCTGAAGGACAAACAAAGCCTGTTAACTGAATCGCAGCTGGCCGCCTTTATCGTGGCGAACTTTAAACGCATGCTGGTGCATTGTTACGTTGAATCGGATAAGGCGCTCGTAAAGGACGCGCTGTTCAATTACCTATTAAGCAGGCTCAACCCTCTGGGAATTGCTGCCATTGCGCGTACACCCAAGGGGCAAGCGGTGCAACGCTTGGAGGTGTTGGTTATCTTCTCGGCCTCTGCTGGGCACCTTAACGATGCGAATCAATTAGTCGAAGTCCACATGCATGACTACTTCCTTACCCATACTCTCGAGCAACCCTATGCCTCGGTGATCAACTCAGCGAACGCGATAACCTGGCCGGGTAAGGCTGGGATCGACTTCAAAGGAGTGGCTGGGTATGGATTGCAGGAGTTCTATGCCGTATGGCCATAAAAACGCCATTTGTTGCAACAAAAGTACATTGATAGTCAATGAGTTAGCATAAAACGCAACTCATTGACTATCAAAAAGGTACTCCGGAGGCCCCTCGTGAGTCCCGCAATAAATGCGAAGCCGCGATAAAAAGGACGTATCAGGGTATTTAATTTTTTGTTGCCATTTTGTTGCCAACTTTTTTAACTTTGTTGCAACAAATGCCTGAAGTTCCCGCCAACATTGGGAAAACAATAGATGTCTCTACTCACAAAAAAACAGTTTGCAGCCGAGTGCGGGGTAACAACAAGTTACCTCTCCACTCCCATATCCCGGGGTAAGGTTTTGTTAACCGCCTCCGGGTTGATCGATACCGAAAACGAATTTAACCGCCTGTTTTTGGAAAAGCGGATGGGTAAAAAACTCCCTCCTGCAGAAAATCGATCCACTAAACCGGCTCCCTCGGAAGAGGTAAAAAAGAAAACCGCCCAACTTGGGCAGTTAATTGACGAATTTCTCGATGACGATATCCCATCCTTAACCGAGTCGGAGCGAAAATTGAAGTGGTTGGATGGAATCAAACGGGAGCATGAGATCCAAAAATTACAACTCGGGTTAAAAAAAGCCAGGGGGGAGGTGGTTCCATCCGAATTAATGAAACCGGTTTTCCTTCAGCATAACCAGTCGATCGTTACCGAATTCAAAAATGCCGGGGACGAACTACTTATGCTGTTTGCAAAAAAGCACTCGTTAACGCTAAATGAAATTGCGGAAATGACCGGCCACCTGACAGCGTGTATAAATACCGCGATCACAAAAGCCACCCAGCTTACGTTGAAGTCAATCGAAAATGTAATTAACGAGCATACCGATAAAAAAGGAATAGGTGAACGAGGATCTGCTAATATATAAGGAGCAATTAATCGATATCGTTAGCAGCGCGGTTGCGCTCATTTCCGATATTCTACCGGCCGACTGGACCGAACAGAATATGGTAATGCCGAAACCTTTCCCTGGTCCGTTCCGATATTCACGGACTCCTTACACTAAGGAGATTATAAATTGCCTTTCTCAAACCCATCCATCCCGAACCATCGCAATTATGAAGGGGGCCCAGATCGGGTTCAGCGCTGGAGTAATTTACCCAGGGTGCGGGTGGATTATAAAAAACAACCCTGGAAATACTTTATTAATGGTTGGCGCTCCGGATCTTATCGAGAAAACAATGGAGAAACTCGATTTAATGATCGACAGCTGCCAGCTCCGGAACTATATTAAGCCGCAAGTGTTGAGGAGGCGGAACAATAAATCGGGAGACACCAACCTGAAAAAAGAATTTGCCGGAGGTTATATCTCCGTGGGGAGTGCAAATAACCACAAAGCGATCCGCCAGGTGGACGTTCAATATACCTTTATAGACGATTACGAGAGTATTAAGCCGGAAAGTAAGGAGTCTGGTTCAACGAAAAAGCTCCTGGAGCAACGGTCTGCAGCTTATGCCACAACCCGTAAGAATTTTTATATAAGCACTCCGGAGCGGAAGGAAAACAGCAACATCGAGGATGCTTATTTATTGGGTGATCAACGAAAATATTTAATTCCTTGCCCTTGCTGCGGAGAGTACATCGAATTAAAATGGACCTGCGATTTGAAGGGGCGGCCGAATGAATTAGCCGGGATAACTTGGAATGCGGATCCGGATGGTAAGTTGATCCCCGGCACCGTTGGTTATATTTGCCAGGAATGCGGGGAAAAGTTTGACGATAAGAACAAACACGAGCTTTTAAACCTCGGATTTTGGAAGCCAACCGCTGAACCAAGCCAACCAGGATACTACTCTTACCACATAAACAGCCTTTACGCGCCCCTGGGGATGTTCGATTGGGAGCATTACGTTAACGATTTCCTCGAGGCAAACCCACCAAACGGGGCTCGAATTCAGCATAAGCACAAAGCATTCGTTAACCTGGTCCTCGGGGAGACTTACGAGGAGATGGGTGAAAGTATAAAAGCCTCTCAACTTCAAAAAAATGTCATGGACTATTCAATAAACGTAATCCCGGAAACGCTTTCAATAAAGCATGGGAATGGAAAAATAGTTTTGCTCACCTTCGCTTGCGATTTGAACGGAACAATTTACAACGAAACCAAGGGGACCGTGGACGATGCCCGATTGGATTACGAGCTGGTGGCTTGGGCCGAAAACGGAGCGACTTACTCAATTACCCACGGAAGTATTGGAACGTTTATCCCAAATGAGAGCGGGAAAAAGAATAAAGTGGAGCGGGAGAAGTGGTCCTATCGGAAAAATGTACCGAATAGCGTCTGGCCGGTACTCGATCGGATCCTTTCCGCCAAGTATCAAACGGATAATGGCCGGAATATGAAGATTTTTATTTCCGGAATTGATACCGGTTACTGCGAACAGGAGGCGTTTTCTTATATTGATTCGTCAAATCACCCGCTTTTATTCGGACTCAAAGGGGATAAAGAGCATCAAAAAACCCTATTCGGCAAGGACAAACCGAACATTAAGCCAGGCCAAAGCCGGAGTAAATTGTATTTGATCCAGGTCCACCAAATAAAAGATAATTTATCCGCTCAGATCAACCTTAAATGGGACTCCGGGAATGACGAAACCCAGCCGGAAGGATTTATGAATTTCCCGCACTCTTCCGATGGAAAATATGAGTATAATAATTTTTACTCGCATTACGAATCCGAACAGCGCCTCCCGGACAAAGATCAAAACTGGATCTGGCAAAAGAAATCCCCAACCGCTCAGAATCACTTATGGGATTGCCGGGTTTACAATATGGCGATGCGGGAAATATTGCTCTTCGAAATAAAGAAGCGGGAGAAATTAAAAGCGTTCACCTGGGTTGAGTTTTGCGACCGGGTGCTGGGAAGGAAATAAAAAAGAGCGGTAAATTTACCGCTCTTTTTGTTGCTTTTCAGGAAGCAAATAGGGAATTTCAGGTAATTTTACCTCACTCCGCTTTGGAGAAATCTAAAAAATACTCTCCTCCAACTTCGAAAAATGCTGCAGCATCTTCGTTTACGGTTGTAAGTTCAACCACTCCTCCCGGAGTAAGTTTGAAAAACTTCCCGTTTTCGCTTTCCGGGTTGGAATCGTAAACCGGGCGAAGAGTAATTTTTTTTCCTTCCTTGGTTTCATCGATCACATTGTCCTGTTTTGATTCAACTTTAAATTTTGCGCGTACCATAATTATGTTTTTTTCCAGGTTAGATCGGGAACCCGGTTAACCCGTTTATTTTTCAGCCATTACAGCGTAGGAACAATTAAGGTCCTTATTTCCTTTGAAAACTTTTTTGAATCCCTTGTCAACCAGGTAATCGAAGATCATATCCGGATAGAGAATATTTACGTGCTTACGATTATTCCAAGGAAGCCAGTATTTTTGATCCGGATGAGGTAGGTATAAAAACAAAACTCCTCCAGGCTTCAGATGCGCGTACCAATAATCCAAAACGTCCACCCATCTTTCCAAATGCTCCAGGCAATGGGAGGAAAAAATATAATCTACCTCTCCCGCTGGAAGATTCAATGCATGCAAATTTCCGCTAATAAGCGGATCTATTCCGATGGCTCCAGGTAGTTTCCACTCTTCCCGGTTGCAGCCGATATCGTAACCGTTTCCTTTGCAAACTTCCAATGCGAAAGGAAAAATAAATTTTGCCGCGAATCCTTCGCTCTGAAATTTGGGGTAATTCTCCCCTTTGAATTCAATTAGTTCGATCATTTTTTTTAAAGTTCAACGGTTGTATATTTACCTTCGCGCAACGCAGAAAATGCTTTTTTAAGAATCTCAATAGCCTTAATTAATTCGGTACAATTTACGGTGAAACTATACCTTATTTTTTCAGGTCCCTTTAGTTTATCGATTTCGTAAAGTATCGCATTAATTTTCCTCGTTCGTTGATTATACCACTCAACCTGGTTTTTAAATAGATTCATTTTGCAACGTAATTAAAAGATGGATTTAATTTTGAAATTCCCCGGAGTCCATCTTCGTTGGGCCTGGGATAAATAAAAACTTCCCCGTTCAGGCTTTTCAGAGCCTCCAAAATAAAGAAAGTACAAGTGGAAACGTGGTGGTTTTCCTTCGCTAACTTCATAATCGGAGCCCAATCCAGGACGTTATAACCAGGAACATCGTACATCCGAACGATCCGGTGTTTTGGCTCTGGCTTTATTTCAACCCATCCCGCCTGGCAATGCTCATTTACTACAATATAATCCTGATCACCGGCCAGCTCGAGGATCGCGAAAAGTTCCCGGGACCGCTCAACGTCAAAGGTTAATTTCAACGTTTTCCAAAGCTCCGGATCCAACCCGGCCAGGATATATTTATCCGGCATGCAATTTTCGAAATCGTGGTGATCGTTTTTATCCAACCCGCGCACAATTTGGTTTGCAAATCTTAAAGGGAGGTAATTGTCTGTCGGAATATTGTTATCGATATCGCCAGTCCATTGCGAAGCCTTCAAAAATTTGGCGCTCTCAATATAATCCTGCAGCCACATAAGGTGATCGCGAATTATAACGGTTGGTTTGATCCCGTCTCTCAACCAAAAATGGCGATAAATAGGTTCGCAAAAAATAATGTCTCCGATTGAGTGAAGTATATTAATTACCATTTCGAATTCCTTTAATACGAGTTTTTAAAATTGCTTCCGGCCGGTTCAGAATATACCTCTTTTTCGACAAACTATTACCACCTCCAATTTTACCAAAGGTTATAAATCCGCTCCCGTGAACGGAATAAAATGGAGGATATGTTTTAAAAATGATCACCACAATTCTTTCGCTTCCGCTGTTAGTTGATTCCATTCCTTTGTTTTTTCCTCATCGGTATGGAGGTAATGAATTCCCATCCCATGCTGGCGGTTAAATTTACTCATTCGATCCCGATACTCCGCGTGGCGATCGAGCATTCGTTGAAGCCCTCCGATTTGCCGGTAATGCAATAAACGGCAGTTCCCTTCCCGAACAATTCGCCCGGTCATCTTATTCCGGTGGCACCCGTGGGCGTAATGGATCTCCGTAATTAAATCCGGGTTGAAGATCGCCTGTTTGGAATAGCTTTCGGAATAGGCCCCGGTGTTGATCTCGGTAATTTCCTCAACAGGCAGCTCCTCGGATATCATATTAAACCCGGTTACAATTGGGGCGGATGGTCCGGGCTGCAAATCGTCAATAAAAACGAATTCGTCCGCGTCCACAATTATAACGTAATCCACTCCTTTGCCAATCTGTTCTTTCCAGCAATGGTTTTTTACATCCAAATAATGCTGGTCATCCAATACTCCAAAGCGACCAAAGGTTCGAACTTCAAACCCCAGCTCTTCAGCAATATTACGGCTTGCATCGGTGGAATGATTATCGTACATTATAATTTTCTCACAAAAGCGTTGGTAATGCTTCGCAAAAAAAGGAAGGTACCAGCTATCGTTGAAGTTTATAAAGTAGCAGATTATTTTCATTTTTCCCCGTGTTTATTTACCGCGATAACCGCCCCTGCGGCAAGAGAAAGCATAAACAAAAAGCACATAAAAAATTGCCACCCTTCCCCCCATTTTACTGGGTTAAACGACCAATTCATCCACCCAACAAATCCAATAAATAGGCTCATTAGTATAAATATTGGAAGTAGAAAATAAAGTAATACTATTATATTTTTCATCTCTGTTTTATTTTGTCGTAAGCTGTTTTATCTACCACAACGAGTATAGCAATTTTATTTTTTCCCTCCTCCGGAAAAGCGAGATCGCTGAAAATATCCGAAGGAACTCCCATTGTAATCAATCCTCCAGCCTTACAGCTTTGCATTTGCGTTACTGAATTAGTAATAACAACGTGCTTAGTTCCATTATTAGTATCTCCAACGTTAAGCTCGTCTAGGATTTCGAAAACTCTTTTCTGGTCCATATTATTTTAGTATAAAGTACATTAACGTATTTTTAAACCAGGAGCAATGGCAAGCGGCAACGGAAGTGCGGAGGCTTTCAGTTCGCGCGGGATCTATTTTGTAACCTCGTTTATACATTTGCTCGATCACCCATTCGTTATCCTGGCAATTGATATGCCCGATTCCTGCCTGGCCTTTTACGGCCCAGCTCAATAAAACGTCTCCTCCAAACATACAAACGTTATCGAGGTACCCATCCGCCAGCTCGGCCGGAATATGCTCTCCAACTTCCAACGAAAGAACGTTTCTTTTTTTCGCACCGAATATTCCCTGGATTTGCCCGGAGGTAATATCTCCCTCAACGTCCACTCCTTGGAGCTTAACGGAATCCACTCCTAAAGAATCCCAGCCAAGGAATTTTAAAGTATTAGAGTACCAATTGTGCCCGCATCCCAGGTCGATCACCGGGACCTCCTTCGGGAAATGTTTCATCAATTCAATTAGTAAATGGTTGGAGTGCTGGTGCCATAGCACGTCCTCGTTTTGATAACCTCCGTTGGTTCCAACGTTTTTAGTGTTGTCGTTCATTTTTTTAAGTATAAAATTAGTCCTTATAAGGATCGAAAATCTCGCTCCCTGCCATTGCCACTCCAATAGGTTTTAACTCATGCAAAATGCGAATAGTGTCCCCCATAAAACCTAAAACCTCGCTTAATTTTTTATAACACTCAGGAGCCTCATCCGCCCCAGCTCCCCTTAGTTCTACGTTTTGCCGTTTCATGGTTTCTTTTACCAAATCAAAATCCACTCTCCCTTTTGCAACTATCGTGGGGCGTTTGTTTCCTTGGGCATCCTTTATCCATTTCTTTTTTCCGGCCGCCTCGGTTCTGGACATTGTTCTACCGGCTCCGTGAACCGTTGAATAAAGCGTTTTTTTTGCCAGCTCTGTATCTACCCCCTCAATTATAACGGAATTGTCTAACATATTCGAACCAATAAAACCTAATTGATTTGGGAAAGCCGGAGTGCATCCCTTGCGAACTACCCAATAATCGTTATTAAAATGGGTTTCTTTCCACGCAAAATTATGGTGATTGTGGACCTCAAAAGTTACAGCCGGTTTATCCAAAATCTCCAACACTTTTTTAATTACAACATCCCGTCCCGCGTAAGCATACTCTCCCGCTAAATGCATCGCGGACAAATAGGATTGTCCTAATTCAGTATTTGTATCAAACAATATAGGAGGTTTGTCCATCCCTCCTTCGTTGGCCCGGTCCTCAAATTTTAACCCCTGGGAAAGTGCGATAAATCCCATTGCCGTTTTATGCCCGAACCCGCGGGAACCGAAATGATTTCCAATCCACAAAAAACCATCTTCCCCCTCAAACAAATCAACATAATGGTTTCCGCTTCCAACGGTGCCTAATTGGGCTTTAGCCAACTGAAGCAAACTCCTTTGTGGTATAAATTCAGCTGCAGCAATTTTATCAAAAACCTCGTGATCAATAGGCTCGTTATTGTGCCTACCGATTCCAAAAGAAACGCGTTTAAAAATTTCATCCATTATTAATGGAACGTTTATATCGGCTGCTAAAATATTTGTTTTTACAGCTTTGTTTCCGCAAGCGATATCAAAGCCAACTCCGGACAAAGAAACTTTATCTTTGTAAGCGATTGCCCCGCCTATTGGATGCCCATAACCGTAATGGGCATCCGCTGTTAGTACTCCAATGTCATTATCTCCGATACAATTTTCAATTTGTAAAATACATTTTGGATCAATAATTTCTCCTCCAAATACGGTTAAATTTTTCATTTCATTTTTTTTAATCGTGAGTACTCCTTCCGCCCCCAATATGACGGTAAACTTTACTTTGTAATTCAGCAACTTTAAACCCAGCTGCCGCGATATCTTCCGCCACGTCCTGTTCCCATTTGCGGAAGGGAATAAATTTTTTAAGCAAATCCCAGCGGGTAACTCCTGGGTTCCAGCTGAATCCTTGCCAAGTAATCCCAACATGGTGCCAATTCGCCTGCAGAATGCCGTATTTTATCCCGTTTACCTCCCGATCGTGTACGCATGGGTGCTGGCTATCTTCGCGCGCGAGGACCTTTATAATAGTTGGATCCGCCTCCATAATATCAATCGAAGCCTGAATCCAGTTAAATGTATTATTGAATTCGAAATCGTCCTCCAGGTGAAGGTAATATTTTGAAGGTTCGATCGCCCCATCCATTAAACTTAAAAAGTTTTCAATGGAACGATGCTGGCCGATTCCGTTTGTAAAATTAACCCAGCTGGCCGCGTTATAAATTGCGGTTCCCCCTTCCGGATTTACAGCGTCCTCATGTACGCAAATCCGAACGCGATGGTGCTGGTTTTTATAAAAACTTTGGATAGTTTTCTGAAGGAGGTCCAGCCGGTTGCAGCTTGTAAGGAGAGCGATCATTAAAAAATAATTTGAATGTCTCTTTCCATTAACTCCGCATACTCCTTATCGTAATCCTCTTTTAGCATCCCCTCCAATAAAACGGGAGTATTTGGATCCTCGACTTGCATTACGAGTTCGTTATTTGGGCTGATTACAAAATACTTTTGTTGAAGTTTATCCAACTTCTCGAGGAGGATGTTCAACCGAACCGCGTTTTTGTCGTAAAAGTTTTTTATTCGGCTTGCCTGAAAGTGAAACATTACCGATCCTCTCCATCCCTGGATTTCTAAGTGGTAAGCGTAGAGATTTTTATTTTTCATAATTTTAATAGTGCAAAGATTTATAATTGTGAAGATGAACCCAATAAGAAAACATCCGTTCGCAAATAAAGGCGTGGTAAGGATAATGATTTATTTTAAAAGTTTCGCGGAGAGCTGGGGGAAGTTTGTGGGGATAGCCTGAATTTTCCATCAACTCCGGCATTTCCTTCATTACGTCCATCGCTGGAGCCAGCATTTCCTTTACAAACTTTTCGTAAATATCCGGCTTTGCCACAAAGTAATTGCAATAAAAAACGTCCTGGAAATGGGTGGGCTCCCAATTGTACCCGATCCGGTTCATTATATAGTTCCAAAAGCTGCTGAAGTTTGGATGGAAGCGGTCCGCCTGCTTAATTGGATCGTGCGGCATGTGTCTTTGAAAGCTCATAATATCCGGGAGGTGCTTTTTCAATTCGAATTCAAACTTTTCCGGGGTGAACTCTTCGGTGGAATGGTTGGCTATATTCGGAATCTTTGCCCACTTTTCTTTCATTGTATAACCGAGTTTCTCCTTCAGCTTGTAACTTACCACTCCGAAATAATCGCAACCCAGGTGCTTTCCTCCTTCAACGAGTTTACGAATTACATCGCTTTCGAAAAATACGGTGCAGTCCGAATTGAAATAAGGAGTATATTCCGGGAATTCCCTTTGAATCGTTTGGAGTTGGCTCCAGTCGAAATAAATTTGATATACCCGCAAAAAATTGTTATCCATGTAGGTTTGTTTTGGTAACTGCCGCTTTTTGTTGTATAGGCCCGCGTCCCTCCGCCTTAATTGTAATTTCACTATATATTAAGCTACAAATTAGCATTATCGCCATAATTATCCCGGTCAAACATAAAAGAAGCAACCCCCAATCGATCGGCTTCCCAGCATCCTCGTATTGAACGTGGTCCTCGTTGATAATCATTCGCAAATTGTTTTTTTTGCAATGCTACAGCGTTTCCTGGGAGATAAAATATTTTTTCATTACAGTTCGATTTTGAATTGTTTGTTATTAGCCATCGCGATTGTAATTTTTTCGCGGAACTTTGCAAAAGATGCCTCGTTGGTTGCCAGCTTTTTTTCAAGCTCCGCGATCTCAGCTTTTTGTTTCAAAGCCATTCCGGATACGTCATCAAACTGTTCGTTTAATTGAGCGAATTGAGTTTGAAGTTTTGCAATCTTTTTACTATTTCCGAATCCGAACATTTTTTATTGCTTAAAATAATTACTGTAAAACTCGAAACTTTCCGGATCGAGTACGCTTTTTAAAAAGGCTTTATCGGGATCCTTTGTTCCCCTGGGCGGTTCATATCTGAAGAGCCGATCCGAGTGGGATTTTCCTCCGCACAATCCTTCCCCGTGTTTTATACCTAAACAAATATGTTCCTCCGGGTGGAAAATTACCCGGTTCGGTATTGTTTTCCACAAATGGATATCGGTATAAGGTTCGTGATCCGGGCACCAGGCAAAGTTCAAATCCGCTTTTATAAGGGTACTCATCGCGCTGGATCTGGTTTCGTGTTGCATTGTATAACGAGCAAATAATCCGATGTGGTAGTAAATTGTATAGTTGGTCCCGAGGAGATCCGGCCTCCCCTGATATTCCCATTCTAAAGTCATTTTCTCTATAAAGTCATTCCGGTACCAGTCATCGTTTTCAATAAAGAGGATGCAATCGATCCCCTTTCCCCGGAGGCGATCGTATCCGGTCCGGTACCGCTTTGTAATGTCCGGCACCATTTTTCCGTTATTCTCAGGAGGGGAGGTTGTAAACCCAATGGCGGGAGCTTTAAAAATCCGGGTACCGAAATCGTCATTTACCAGCTCAATAATATCCGGTTGGACGGTTTGAGCTTTTAACATACGGAGGCAGTTTTCCAAAAACCGGGGCCGGTCGTTTCGATCTGGAATAATTACTGCAACTTTCATCCGAGTTTTATAAAAGTATGAACCCCCTAATTTACGCGGATAACTGTCGCGCCTCTACCCAAAGCGCTAAGAAAATTCGTAAACAGGGGGGGCAAAACTATATAAATTTTTGTTTCCCCCAAATTTTTGTGTAATTATTTTCCTTTACATTTTTGCGGTAACTAAAAAAACCAATCATTATGGCGGGCTCCAATGCAGTATCACTTGAAAGAATTAGCCGAATAGTTGGCTACAATCTAACGGCAGGAGACTTTTCCAATACCACCCCTAATTTACCACAACGCATTGCAATTTTGGCGGAAGCCAATGAGGCCAACCAGGACGGATTGTCTGGAGATGGTGGATTACCTTATCAAATTATTAATGCCCGGGATGCTGGAAAAAAATACGGTTACGGTTCCCCGATTTTCGCAATTGCGAGAATATTAAAACCACGCTCTGGAGGCGGAGTTAACGGCATACCTGTTTGGGTTTATCCGCAAGTAAAAGCCGCCTCTGCAACCACAAAAAAAATTGAAATTTCTCCTGCGGGAGTTGCTACCGGAAGCGGTACGCATACCGTAATACTTGCCGGACGCTCAGGAGTGGACGCGGAGTTTTATTCTTTTACCGTTGTAAAAGGAGACACCACCGCTGATCTTACCGCGAAAATTTCGGACGTTGTAAATAACGTACTGGGTGCGCCTTGCACCGCCACCGATACTGATTACGTTGCCGCTTTGGAAACTAAATGGGCAGGACTTACCGCGAACGATGTTAATGTAACAATTGACACCGGCCTGGACGCACTCGGAATCGAATATACTATCGATGTTACTCAGGAGGGTGCCGGAACTCCTGACATTTCCGATGCTTTGGATGCGTTCGGAAATAACTGGAATACCATCGTAGTTAATTCTTACGGTACCGTAGAAAATATTATGGATGCTCTCGAGGCGTTCAACGGAATTCCTTTACAGGATAACCCGACCGGAAGATTCTCCGGAACTTTAATGAAACCATTCGTGGCTCTCACCGGTTCAACCGCTGACGATCCTACAAGTATAACCGATGCCCGTTTGGCTGATGTAACTATCGCCATTTGCCCCGCACCAAAATCCGCAGGACTTCCAATGGAAGCTGCAGCAAATATGTGCGTTCTTTTTGCCAACAAAGCGCAAAACACCCCGCACCTGGACGTAGAGGGAGAATATTACCCCGATATGCCAACTCCGGAGGATATCGGCCTTATGGCGGATTACGATTACCGCGATGCCTTTGTGAAAAAAGGATGCTCCACCGTTGATAAGAAAAACGGTAAATACCAGGTTCAGGACTTAGTTACAACTTACCACCCGCTGGGCGAACAGCCTCCTCAATACCGTTACGTGCGAAATTTATATTCAGTCGATATGAATGTTTATTTCACCTATTACGTTAACGAGCAGGCGTATGTAGTTGATCACGTAATTGCAGCGGATGACGATTACGTTACGGCTGAAAAAATTATCAAGCCAAAACAATGGACACAAGTTGTGGGGGATCTCGCTGAAAATTTGGCGGCCCGCGCGCTGATCGTTGATGCTCCTTTTATGAAGGCCTCAATCTCTGTAAAAATTGGCTCTTCAAACCCGGATCGCCTTGAAACAAATTTCAAGTACAAACGTTCCGGAGTTGCAAGGATTTTGAGTACAACTGCCCAGGCAGGATTTAATTTCGGAAGCGTTTAAAAATAATATTGTGGGGTAGAGCAGTCCGGTAGCTCGTTGGGCTCATAACCCAAAGGTCGCGGGATCGAAGCCCGCCCCCGCTACAAATAAAAATAAAAATTATGGCCATCGGTGGAGATTTTGTCGAAATAACCTTTAACCACCCGGATCACGGGAGCGGAGTTTTGTTGCCAAAAGCTGGCGAAGAGGGCACCCTGGAATTGGGTGGATATCGCTCTGACGATGACGATAACGGAATCGATGGCGGTGGCAACATGATCGATATAATGAAGCGCGTTCGCCCTTCGTTTAGCTGTCCGATTGCCTGGGATATGGTTTCCGAGGAAACTCTGGAGAAGCTCGATAAATTGGCTGGTTCAACTAAGCCTGCAAACTGGACCTTTACCCATATTAGCGGAGTTATTTATGGCGGAAAGGGTAAACCTGTCGGAAGCATAAGCGGTAACGGAGGAGCGGCTACAACCGCGCTGAAGGTTGCCGGTAGTAATAAATTCAAAAAACAGTAAATGGTAGTAAGTTTAGACGTTGCTCAGGCCGAGGTCGAGAAGTGGTTGGATTACAAAAAAGTTTCTCAGGGAAAACGCGATAAGCAAAAAGCCCAGATCGAAGTTTTGGTGGATGCAGTTTGCGATGGAACTTTGGTTTTAAAAGAGGACCTTACATGGGTTCATAATTTAAAATTTCCGGTTACATTGGCGGATAAAGAAGAACTAAAAACGCTTTCTTACAAACCGAGAATTTCCCAGGGAGAGGCTCACATGCATTTGCAAAGATTTAAAGCGGATGACGTGGACGGGCGAGTGCTTGCTTACGTGCTTGCGTTAACAAAAACTCCTCAGGATTTTATTAAGCGTTTGGATACCGAGGACAGTTCTATCGCCCAGGGGATTGCAATTTTTTTTATATAATTCAAAAACTTTTTCTAAAGAAAAAGGTAGAAATAAAAAGGGATGTTGACTGGTTAAGTTCGATACTAAGTTTATCCACCGATGATTATAAAATTAGCGAGACGATCGCCAGCTTTTATGTAATTGATGCGGTAAGTTTAGAGAACATGATAAAATCAATAGTCCGCGAATTTAACTGGGAGCCTAAGACAATTGGCTCCCTTTTTATTGATAATATAGATTATTTGGGATTAGAGTTTTGGTATGAGGATGTGCTTCAAACCTCAAAGGAATTAGAGGCTAAATCAAAATAGAATGGCTGCTTTAACGATACCCACAATATTTTCAGCAATAGACAAATTATCGGCTCCGGTAAAAGCAATGAGCCGAAACGTTGATGCTTTTGTAAGTAAGGCAGAGGTGGGAATTGCTAGGAACGAAATGGCTTTTCGGAAACTTACTCCGGCTATAGGGGAAGCGTCAAAACAATTACTATCAATGGTTGGCACCGCAGCTTTGGTTTCGGCCGCTTTCGCCTCTCTGGCGTTTACCGGAAAATCTGTTATGGATTATGAAACCGCACTCGCGAACCTTTCCGCGATTACAGGTACCTCAGGGAAAGATCTGGAGCTTTTTAAAACCAAAATAAAAGAGGTTGCCACTCAAACAAAAGAAAGCTCTATTGATGTTGCGAACGCTTTTACTGCTATCGGAAATAACCAACCCCAATTATTGAAAGATGCGGACGGACTTGCGGCAGTATCAAAGGCCACAATTGTATTGGCTCGGGCTTCCAAAATGGAACTCGCGCCTGCAGCCGAGGCACTCACCTCGATTATGAATCAATATAGCCTGGCACCAGCTGCGGCAATGAAAACCATCGATCAATTATCGGCAGCTGCCCAGGCTGGATCTACGGAAATAATTGACACCGCGGAATCCTTAAAAAAATTCGGTCCGATTGCGGTAACGGCCGGAATAAAAATAAATGAAAGTTTGGCACTTATTCAAACTGGATCAAAATATTTTAAGGAGGGAACCGAAACCGGGACAAAGTTTTTAAATATAATTACAACGATGGCCGCCCTGAAGGTTCAGGACCCGAAGGCACTCGGAGATTTAAAACGTCTCGGAGTAAATATGAGTGTTGTAGCATCAAAAACGATTCCGCTTAGCGACCGATTAAAGGAGCTTTCCAAAATTTCTAAGGATATCCCCGCTTTGTTTCACGTTTTCGGAAAAGAAAATTTAGCGATGGCATCCGCGGTGCTTGGCTCCACCGATGCCTATGCTCAACTATTAGCAAAGATTGATGAAACCGGCAAGGCACAGGAGATGGCGGATAAGAATAATGCAACGCTAGTCCGTGGAATTCAACAGCTAAAAAATAAATTTGTTACATGGATAACAACCAGCGATGAGGCGGCAAAGGCTTTGGTGATTCTTAAAAATGTCGTAAAATTTGTTACCAATAATTTAACCACAATAATTAAGGTGGTTGGTTTGTTAGTTGGAGCATTTATACTTTGGTGGACATGGATACAATTATTAAAAATTAGGCTTATTGGCTTGCGTGTTATGGCTGCCGCTTTCTTTTTGGTTGATATGATAAAATATGTTGCCGCAACCCAAGGGATTACATTCGCGCAAGCCGCGTGGGCTATTGTTACTCAATCATGCACCGATGCAATGCTCGTTTTAAACGCGGCTTTGTTAGCGAATCCAATCGGACTGGTAATTGCCGCTATTGTCGCATTAATCGCTGTGGTGGTTTTAATTATAAAATATTGGAACGAATGGGGCGCGGCAGTAACTGCTTTCCTTGCCATATTTATGCCAGTATTTGCTTTAATAATTTCAACCATTCAATCCTTCCGGAGAAATTGGCAAATGATAAAATCCGATTTTACAAATGGCGGATTTATTGCGGGGCTCAAAGCAATTGGGACCACGATTTACGATGCTATTTTAATGCCGCTTCAGCAAGTTTTCGCGTTAATTGCAAAATTTACAGGTTTTGATTGGGCGGCTAGTGCTGCTAAAAGCATCGGTGATATCCGAACCGGAATATTTGCAAATACAACCACCGATGAAAATGGTAATGCGCTGCCTGTAAATAATAAGGCGGAGGCCGTAAATACAAAAGCAGTAGAAAAAAATGCCTTGGCCGAACAGATAATGATTCGCCAGAACTCCCACGTTTTCCTGGATATCAACGATCCTAACGGGAGAGTAAAGGGATCCGGAAGTAACAATAAAAATGTTTCATTTAACTTTAGCTCTACAATGCCATGACTTGGGATTATGCAATAATAGAGAGCGGAGGAAACGGAGGAGACTATCAATTAGTCGGTAACGACCTTGCGGTAATATATGGACCGGAGAATCAATTTTTTTTAGCTCTGTTTGGGGGTAACATTGAGCAGAGTTCCACTAGTAATATTACGGAACCAGACTCAAAGGATTGGTGGGGAAACAAATCGTTAATGCCCGGTCAGGAATCCTTGTGGTTTAATTCCGCTACCGAGCGGGCTCTTAATGAAACTGCAGTAACTAGTTCCGGACGATTGGTAATTGAAAATGCGGCAAAGCAGGATTTAGATTATTTTTCGAAATTCGGAACCGTTAATGTAAGAGTTGAAATTGTTTCCGATGACCGTTTAAATATGAAGATTTCCGCCACATTGGAAAATTCTAAAGAGGTTGTGGTAATAATTAGATTAAAAAAGAAAGCGACTGGGGACTGGTCGATTATGGACTTTAGTTTAGAAGATTTTTATTTCGGATAATATGAACTCAATACCAACATTAAAACAATTATTCGATGGAATATTGGCCGACTTGGAGGCAGAATACGGCATATCTATTTCATTATTCGGAAAGGTTGCTCTCCGCGCAACTGCCGCTGTTCAGGCCGGTAAACTGAAACTTTTATATTTAGTGGTTGGCTTTGTTCAAAAAAATATTTTTGTGGATACCGCGGATCCTGAAGCTCTGGGTGGAACCCTCGAGCGGTTCGGCCGTATAAAATTAAACCGGAATCCTTTTCAACCCCAGGCCGGGAAATACGATATTATCGTTACCGGAGAAATTGGTGCGGTAATCCCAGCGAGTACAACCTTCAAAAGCGATGACGATTCTCTTTCCCCTGGGTTTCTCTTTATCCTGGATAACGCTTACACAATGGTTACTGGCTCCGATGTTATTAATGTTCGATCCCTTACCGCTGGGCTTTCGGCTCAATTGGCGGATGACGATACGTTAACGGCCACCCAGCCCATTGCTTTGGTGGATAGTACTGCCACCGTTGATTCAGAAATCGTTCAACCTTTGGCCGGAGAAACCATTGAGGAGTACCGAGCCAAAATAAAACAGGCTTTCCAATTGGAGCCGCAAGGCGGAGCCGCCACCGATTACCGGTTATGGTCCTACGATGTTCAGGGGGTTCGTCAATCTTACCCCTACGCAAAAAGCGGCGCTCCGGATGTAATTGATGTTTTTGTTGAGTCAACCATTGAGGATAGCACCGATGGAAGGGGAACCCCGTCCTCCTTAATGTTGGATGCGGTTCGGGAGGTTATCGAATTCGATCCCGATACAACCCAAGCGACCAACGATCGCGGCCGCAGGCCCTTGGGAGTTTACGCGGTGAATTGTTTAGCGGTTACTCCGAAAAGCGTAGATATTGAAATTGTGGGTTACGGAAATTTGACTGCCGATATTCAGGCGGCCATCGGTACTGCCTTGGAGGATATGCTTTTCAAAATGCGGCCGTTCGTTGCTGGCTGCGATGTACTGGCGGACAAAAATGACATTATAGATATTTACCGGGTTTCCTTTGCGATTATCTCAGCGGTTCCCGGGAGTTTGTTTACCGGAATAAATTTAACTATTGACGGAACTCCGTTAACCACCTATCAATTTATTTTAGGTAATATTGGCTACATTAATTCGATAACTTACACCCCATGAGTTTAGCGCAAAGGCTTTTAAATCTTACTCGCCAACTTTACCCAACCGGGAAGGCATTTAAAATGCCGTTCAATGGTTTTATGGAGTCTCTCCATATTGCCTTGGCGTTGAGCGAAGCGAGATTTTATCGGGATGCGCTGGCCACTCTGTTCGCAATCCTTCCGGATAACGACAATTTTACAGCGGATGATGCTGCCGATTGGGAGCGGAGGTTGGGAATGATTACCAACCCGGACGTGGATCTGGAGGATCGGAAGCTGGCAATAAAAAGAAAGATGAACCATCCTGGGACGATTAAGGCCAGGCAGCATCGGTTATACTTGCAAACTCAACTGCAGGCTGCCGGATTTAACGTTTGGGTTCACGAGAATATTCCGGAGATCAACCCGATCAACTTTCTTATAAATCAAAATTACGCTCAACTTGGAAATAAGCAGCTCGGAGATTTTCAGCTGGGGAGTTTTTTTTCAACGCATTCGGATTTGATTCATTTCGTTCAGCTCGGAGATTTCCAACTCGGCCAGGCCCAGCTTAACACCTACTTTTGGAAAAATAAAGTGGTTAACCATATTAACTGGCGGCAGGATTTGTTTTTCGCCATTGGTTCAAATTTCCGGAGTGTTTTTTTTATTGGAGGAGAAACCCGTGGAACATTTGCGAATGTTAACGTGGAAAGGGAGCCGGAATTCAGGCAATTGATTTTAAAGATAAAACCCGCGCAAACAGTCGCTTTACTGTTTATAAATTACGATTATTAAAAACTCAAAGCAATGAGACAAATTACCGATCAAGACAATTACGTGGCCCCGGGTGGGCAATATCCTTACGGGCGATTAAAAAACGATTCCGGAGCATTCGATGGAACTACTTGTAACGAAAACCTTTTAGGGGATCTGTTCCAATTTGTAATGAAAATGATGGACCAGGCGGGAATAACTCCGAATGGAATTCCTGATAACGCCTCCTCTGGGTATCAAATTTTTGACGCTTACCGTGGCGGGTTCTTTGGGGATCTTATCGATGTTACATCTTATGCAACCGGCTGGCAGGATAATTCAACCGATCCTTTGAAATTCAGAAAGGTCGGATCTAAAACCGTAACTATTCGTGGGAAAACTTCAAACGTTACTCCCTCCGGATTTACATCCGACAAGGATATATTTACTCTTCCGGTTGGTTATCGCCCAGCCAAGGATCGAAAGTTTGTAGTTTCTACTCAGGCATCCGATTTTTATGCTCAGGTAAAAATTGCAACCACCGGAGTGGTTTCAATACTTGGTGGAAGCACCCCGTTTGATAGCGAGGAAACCGAATTGAATATTTCTTTCGAAATCGATTAATGATTCTCGATATAAATACCGCTGCAGCTTATCGCTTTTCCAATACCTTGAAAGAGCTACACCGTTCCGCGCTTCCGAGTGCGGTCCGGGATGCTCTTAGTATGGCGGCAAAGGATGTAAAAACCCGGACCATGCCGGAGACTTCAGCGGAATTTGTGAATCGTTCCCCCAACTTTTTTAAAGCGAATAGCAAATTTATTCCCGCGAAAGGCTTTGATATAAACACCATGCGGTCGGAGGTTGGTTTCTTTGATAATAACCTCCGGAACAAAGCCACGAATTTTGCAATTAAGGATTTGGAGGAACAGGAAGAGGGAGGAGTTATTGAGGGCCGGAGTTATAAGCCCACAATTTTTGCCAGGTTCGGCACATCAAAATCCGGACTGGTTCGTCCGAACGCTCGGTTAAGTCGCATTAAAAACATCGTTAATGCTAACAAGGTGGCCGCCACTAACAAAAAAGGAAAGTTTTTTGTGGCTGCGAAAAAAGCAGGTCGAGGTGGGCACGTTTTATGGGGGAATGTTCTCTGGCGAATCGACTCGGATCCGAATGTGCATTTTACGGCTAAAGCTAATTTACACGGGAAACAACGATTTCGCGGATCAATAAAAAGAACTCCGCTTTATGGATATAAACCGAGAGGGACTGCGAAGGTTCGCAAAACTTCATTTATGCATGATGCCTCGTTTGAGTCGTTGAAACGGATGGACGATTTTTATATCGCGCAAGCGAAACGGCAAATAAATAAATTTATGAAATGAGCTGGCTGGAAAAGGTAGAAGATTCTTTAGTTATTATTACCGGAGACGGGGAGCAATATTCCCCTAACTGGGTTCGTGCCAAAAAGCTAGTCGAGTACAATATTGCCGAATTCACTTTTCGTAATCAGGAGGGAACTTTGGTGGACCGCCAGGAGCCGCTCGGTAGGAAATTCGATATGGAGCTTTACTTCCAAGGGGAGGACCATTTAGAAGTTCATAAAAAGTTTGAGGTTTCCGCGAAGGATAAACGCCCCTGGGTAATTCGTCATCCGTATTACGATCGAATCGTTGTGCAACCATCCTCCTTACTCTTCGATAATTCGGACCATAATGTTACCAAAATAACCGGCACCCTCCTGGAGACTATTACCCGGGAATCTCCCAGGACTTCGGTTTCACCTATTGATTCCATTCGGCTTTCAAAGGTTAATCTGGATCAATCTTTTGAGGCTTCAGTTACGGCCACTCCAACCGGCCAGGATGTTGCGGCAATGACAAAGGCCAATAAAAAGAATTACAATTTATCTGTGCCGATTATTACCCTCCCGAAACAATTCGAGCAATATAATTACGCTTTCAACCAGGCGAACGCGGCAGTAAATACGGCCACGGCTTCCCCTCTTTTGGCAATCAGGCAAACGATCCGGCTCATTTCAATGCCTGCAGAGTTTGCGAATAACGTACAAACCC